CCATTGCCCCGGCCCTTTCGGGCCGGGGATATTTGTAGATTTATGGATTAAACACAGAAGCCGAAGGCCACGCCACGCGAGTAGCCGGCGTAGCCAGCGCCGGCGCCGCCGCCGCTGTCGACACCGCAAAAGCTGCCGGAGCTGGCCGCACAAGGAGAACGCTCCCACCAGTAGTACGCAGAACCGTTGACCTTCTTGACCTTGCTGTTGCCGGCCTTGTACCATGCGTACTGATCGCCCTCACCCGCGACGGAGTACGTGGTAGAGCCGAAAATCTCGACCTCTGCCAGCAGAAAGAGGGTGTCGGAGTAGCTATTGATTGTGGAGCTCTGCGTGCCGGCGCTGGCCTTCTTGGTGACAGTCTTAATAATGCTCTGCCAGGCCGATGGAAGCTGGCCCTTGATAGTGTTCTGGAGCGTGGTTCGCAGCGCGCAGTTGCCCCAGCCCCCGGAGTTGGTGTTGGTGCCGTTCATCTGATACGTGGTATTGAGACAGTCTTTCATCTGGAGGGAAATACCGGCCTTGCCCGTGGCGGTCGCGCTGCCATATGCCGTAGCGCTCGCCAAGGTGTCATGGTTAAAGCCGATAATCACAAACGCATAGCTCGTGCCGCCCAGAGAAATATTGACCGTATCGCCGACGCTCAGCTTGAAATGGCTGGCCCCGTCGTCGATATAGACCGACGTCGTGGTTTTGGTGATCCCGCTGTTATTGGAAATGGCCTTGGCGTAAGCGCTGAGCTTGGCCTGCGTGATACTGCCGAGGCCGCTGGTATAACTCACGCCGGAGGCCGCCGACGTGCCGGCCAAAGCCTCGAAGGAGACGGACACCGAACACGTTTTATTTGCCGGCGCGTTATGGTTGGTGCCGGCCGCGACCTTGACGGTAATGGTGGCGCTGCCGTTGGCCCTGCCGGTCACGGTAACGGTATTGCCGCTGACGGAAACGGTCGCAATGCTGGTATTGCTGGAGCTTGCGCTGATCGTGCCGTCGCCGGTTCTCGTAACGACGATCTGCTTGCTGGGCTCGCGGGAACTCAGCGCCATGCTGGATACATTCAGGCTCAAGGACCCGGCCGCTTTTCCGATCGACCAGGAGACCGTTTTGGCGGCGCTGGACCCGTCCGGCCATTGGTAGTTGGCCTTGGGCGTAAAGCTGGCGCTGTAGCTGCCCACATTGGTCCCCTTAGTCGTACCGCCGAGCGTCATTTTGGCGCTGTCATAGCCAGTCCAGCTGGGGCTCAGCTCGGCCCCAGTATAGGCCAGACTGCCGCTCTGCGAGGGCACCTGAATCGTTGCCTTAGAAATCGTCCAGGAGACGGTCTTGGCCGTAGTCGTGCCGTCCGACCACTTAAAGCCCTCTTTCGGCGTAAAGGTAGCCTGATAGCTGCCGGCATTCGTTCCCGTGGTCGTACCGCCGAGAGTCAGCTTTTCCGTGTCGAAGCTGTTCCAGCTTGGCGACTGCGTGAAGCCAGTGTAAAAGAGAATACCGTTCTGGCTGGGCACGGCATTGATGGTGCTGGTCAGGTCGGTCAGGCCCTTGGCCGCGGCGTCGGCGGTCGCCTGCGCAGCTGCGGCGGCCGCAACGGCCGCTTCGGATTCAGTCTTTGCGGCCTGCGCCAGATTAAGGGCATTGGTGGCGGTCTCACTGGCCCCGGCCGCGGTATTGCCTGCGGACATAGCGAGCTCAAGGGCCCTGCTGGCTGTACTGGCGGCGCTGCCTGCCGTATTGCCAGCGGCGTTCGCAACCTGCAAAGCCTCGGCGGACTCTTCCTTGGCCCGCTCGGCCAGCTCGCGCATACCCTCGTGGGCCTGCTCGTTTTGGTCGTGCGCCTCGATCAAAACAGTCAGAGCGGCACGGAGCTCAGGGTCAAGCGTGCCCATGACGTAGTTCTTCACGTCCTCGGCGGTCATCCAGGCCTCAGCAGGATGGGCCGAGCCGGAAATTACACCGCTGGTCACCGCAATGCTGACAGGGTAGCGCCGAACGTCGGGGACACTGCCAGGCACGTAGGCCTTGACCTTCTGCTTGGCGTCGCCCAAGGTACCATAGTAGACCATGATCTCCTCGGGAATCTCGTCCTCCGGGTTATCCTCACTCAACGGAAGGCCCTCGCTGAACGCAGGGTTGCGGACATAGACCGCAAAGCCGCCGATCCAGAAGTCCTCTTTCAGGCCGCCGTTCAGGTCGCTCCGGTATTCCACAATAAAGTTGACGTTGGAATCCACGCACACCGGGACGGTATGGACGCCATTGGGCCCGGGGTCGATGGGCGCAGTCAGTTTGATCGCCTCCTCGGCGCTCTCGCAGGTGCCCTTGTCCATGACCACTCTGGAAATATCCAGGTGATCGCCGGCGACCTGCCGCGCGAGAAGACGGTTGCCCGCTTCCGTAATTACAAATCCGTAAAACATTCGCTTCCTCCTTTGATTTATTCCGCGGCGGGAAGAGCCGTGGAAGTGTATGTGCTGAACGCGCCGCCCGTAATGAGCACGGCGGTTAAGCCATAGTCTTTTGAGACCTCCGGTAAAGCCGTCTCCGTGTAACCCTTGCCCAGATACGAAGCGGCGGTGACGAAAGCACGGTGGTTATAGTCCTTCGCGATCTCCGGCAAGCCAGTTTGCGAGAAGCCCTTACCCATAAGCGAGGTAAGCAGAACCGGCGCGCGGTGTCTGTAATCCAGCGGTGCCTCCGGCAAGGTAGTCTCCGTGTGGCCTTTACCCATGCCTGAAAGAAAGCGCAGGTCGGCCGCCTGCATGGTGGAAATAACTTCAACCAAGGCCAGCGCAAGGTGCGCGGGGATACGTGCCAGCAGCAGAGCCCGACAAGCGTCCAAATCAAAGGTCTCCGTGACCGGATGGCTCACCATGACGGAAATGATGCCGAGCGCAAACTCCACGTCGACCACGCCAGAAGTAAAGGCCCCGGCGATACTCTTGATCTCCGGGGTCCCGATATGGTCTTGTCCTCTGACGTAGGTCGCGACGACCTGCCGCCGCTCCTGGAGCGTCTGCCCCGGCGACGGATTGATATGCAGAAACGCCTCCAGGGAGGCGATCGTGCGGAGGTCGGCGGTCATGATATAGCCGTTATCAATTAAGGCCTCGACCGTAGCCCGCACGCCGTCCAGCTCAACCCCCTGGGCTCGCCAGATGGCGTCCATCTCCAGCACGTCACGATACCATACGGGATAGAACCGCCTGATCTCCTCGTAAACGTGGGGCCATGCGTTATCATACAAGCCCATCGAAGGCCACCTCCTTCAGGACGGCGACCGAATCCGCGGCGATCGTGATATTCTCCATGCCGCCGTTGATGGCAAGGTCGGAGTAGTCCAGAATCTCCTCCAGGGAGTAGAGCATTGCGCCGATACTGGCGACCCGGACGACAATCAGCTCGTCCTCGGGAGTCCGCAGGGCCAGGTTTTTGAGGTAGGCCGTGATAGCCTTCTTCGCGGAGTCGATCGCGCCCTTCATGGTGTGCCCGGAGGCCAGCGCCACGGAGCAGGTCACCGTGATCTCGACCGGCTTGGCCGCGACCGCCGTAAAGTGCGCGCCGATATTGGCGACGCCCTCGCCGAGGCCCGTTCCGCCCGGATCGATATACTCCTGCACGCGGGCGACTACGGCCTCGGTAACGGGAAGCCCCTCGTTGTCCAGGAGCACGCCCTTGACCGTGTTCTCGCCGGCCCAAAGCGGGAGAATCCGCGCCCGGCCTACGCCGGAATTGAGCTCGCACCATGTCTTGTAGTGCTGCTTGTTGCCGTTCTGCGCCTGCCCGGCCAGCTTCTCCTGCACCCGCGCCCGGTAGGTCTCGTCGTCCTCCTTATCGGTGCCGGGTTCTACCATAGGGCCGAACTCGGAAATTGCGAGGCCCTGGATTGCGTTGACCGGCGTGGCCGGCGTATGCTCTAAGACGGTGTTGGACCCTTCGCCGGGGGCCTCCGCCACAAGCTGGAGAACGCCGTCCGCGTCCTCAAGGAAAAAGTAGAGGCCGTCAGTAAAGAACCGAGCGCCGAGCGCCGGCTTAGTTCCTTCATAGACGTAGCGGTAGCGCGCCGGAGTCGCCAGCCCTCGTACCAGGCCGTACTCCTGCCCCTTGCGGTCCAGGTAGTCGCCCGAGGTCGTGCTGATAAATACCAGGTCGAGAATACAGCTCGCGTCGATATAGAAATTCGCCAGCTTAAGGGCGCACGCGGCGATTGCGTCGTAATAGATTGACCCCTGCCGGGTGTCAACTCCGTCAGGGGCCATAGCGAGCATTTCAGCCAGGATATTGTCAAATGTGCGGTCTTCAAAAGCCACTTTAGATCACCTCCTCTATGACGATCGTACCGTAGACCGTCTCGGCGGTAAATGCGATATAGCACCGGTCCTCCTCAAAGGAGAAGTCAAAGCTATGCACTCGCAAAATGCGGGTATCGGGCTTCAGGGCGTCCTCGACCATACGGGGAATCTCGGTCTCGATCAGCTCCGGGCTGGCGTCCTTGGCGGTAATCTCGTTCTTGAGCTCGCTGCCGTACTGATTATCGTAGACCAGGCACTTCCAGCGCGGCGTGATAATTGCCTTTCGGATCGCCTGCTCAGTCGCTTTCAAGCCGTCCGCTTTTCCAATGATCCGGCCGCGGTCTAAGTCGAGGGCATAGGTCAAACTGGGCTTTTCACGGGCCGTCTGGAGGCTGGAAATAGGAATGGGAATAAAGGTCGGCATGTCATTCCTCCTTGCGGTCCAGAATAAAATACTTTTTCCCGTCGTTGTAGCGCAGCAGATAGACTATATCGCCAACCTTGAGCGCGTTGTAAACGGTAATGGTGCCTTTATACAGGTTGAACGTTCGCAGGTGGTTAATGTGTGTACCGTCGCCGCCCACATGACCGCCGTGCGGCCCATCGTTGTAGGTCTCGCTGTCCAGCGTTCCCTTGTCGAGCCGGTAGGTCATTTTGGTGGTGTAGTCGGTCAGGTGCCAGGGGACCACAAGGGAACCGGCGTTGAGGATCAGCTTGTCATCGTTTGTGGCTTGCACTTTGAGCGGACCGACGCCGATCACCTTAGCCTCAATCACGGACCCGTCCTCGCTCATAGTAGCGCCGCGAATGATTGACATAATGCTTTGGGCTTCATTCATTGCTCCGGCCTCCTTTAACCGTCAATATCCGCCGCAGAGACCAGGGAAAGGCTCATGCTATGATACTCGCCCTCGAAACTATGGTCGTCCCGCTCCACGTAGTAGGTCTTGGAAAGGTTCAGGTGGGGAATACGGATAAACACGCCGATACCTGAAATGACGTCGGCCTGCCCGACTGCGGAGACCGACAAGCTCTCTTTTGGCCGGCTCTTCTCGGCAAGCATGGACTTGACCAGGGCGTTGAGCTGCGCCTGAGAGAGTGTGTCGTCAGGCTCGTCGACCTCCTGCCGCATACCGATCTTGCCCTCAAGCCCGGCGTTCGCGGCCTCGGCCAGAACCGTACCCTCCTCGGAGAGAAGGCGAATACGTGTCTTGACGTTCTCGATATTCTTCTCGGCGTCATAGCTGATAAGGTTCGCGCCCGATTCGATCACCCATTGGAGGATGGTGTCTTTGCGCCGCTTGAGCTGCATTTTGCCGCCCCAGCTCATGGGCCAGAAACGTACGCCGGTCGCGTCGTAAGTCAGCGAAAGGGCGTCCGTGATAACGTCCCAGCCCGTCGTCTTGGGTTTCGGCAACTCGTCGATCACGTAGCCCGTATCGTCCACCGCGCCGGTCGGAATACCGAACCGCCCGCACACGTCCGAAAAAATTTGGCTCGCGGTCTTGCCGCTGTAGGAGAAGGTGTCTTTGTTGGTGGAGAGGTAAATCCCGTTGTCGTGCGCGGTGATCGTGAGGAGCTTTTTCTGGCTGGTCCGCTGCCGCTCCACGATACCGCGAAACAGCTCTACGTTATCCCAGTAGAAAATGCAGTGGACGCCCTCGCCTACGTCGATCTCCGGGCGGGGGCGCCCATAGTTGTCGTCGTCCAGTAAAGTCGCGGTCAGACTGCGGGAAGAGGACCCCTTGCGGCCTGAGATTTTGACCTTGCTGGTTATGTTGGTCATGTCCCAGGTCGCGCCGCCCTTAATGACCAAAAAACGCATACGGCTCATAGGGACCTCCTTACGACGGCATTTTTAGCACCTGGTTCGGGTAGATGGTGTATGGGGAAGAAATACCGTTCAGCTTGGCAATCTCAGGCCACTTACTGGCGTCCCCGAGCTGCTTCTTCGCGATATTGTAAAGGCAGTCGCCCTTGACAATGTTGTAGGTGCTCGGGGCAACGGTGTTGTCCGTTCGCTCCTCCGCGTCGTCTACGGTGGCGGTCTCGGTCTTGGGGTCAACCGAAACTTGCCGGATCGTAGGCTGGCGATATTCTTTCAGCCGAATAGTATAATTGAGGTCACCGATCGCGCCGCCTTCCTCGTCGCAGTCGAATTGCTCGATTGTGCAATGGAGGTTGATCTTGGTGCCGGTGACAATCAGGTGGCACGGTTTCTTGCTCCCCATCCAGGTTTTGATTTTGAACTTGATCTCTTCCGGCCATGTCAGGTTGCTTACCTGCATACCAGGAAAGGGGTTGTTGGGAAAGAAGCTGCTCCAGGAGACCTCAGCCTCGGGCTTCTCCTGCATGATGGTGACCTCGCCCAGGCCGACAATATCCACGCTTTGGTTACTGCTGCCCTGCTTGAGGTTGATCTTCTCGGGGTGGACGGGGAACCGCAGCTTTTGCCGTTCCCCGTCGAAGGTCAGCCAGATTTGGTAGGCATTAGAAGTCACGGGACCCGTCCCCCTCTTCAAGAATTTCCTGCTTGAGCGTGCTGATAAGAAGCGGCCGTAGGTTGTCCGCCAGCCACTCGGCCGCGGTGTCGGGGTCGAAGTTGCTGCCGGAAAGCTCAAGGGAACCGCGCCCGGCCAGCTCCAGCACGATACGCCTCTCTCCGCCGTTCCCGCTCGGGCCGTTGTCCTGCGTGTCGGTCACGTCGGGCACAGACGTCTGGAGCGGCCGCTGCCCGGCGAGATACTGCCGGGTATCATCCGAATCCAGAACGGTCTCACCGCCGCGGAAGAAGATGGCCTCGGGGCCTTCCTCACCGACGATGTGCACGCCGGGCTCCGCGTAGGTCGTGCCGGTCGCGTACCCGGTGACGCCCGAACCGTTCCCGGCGAGCGCCTTTGCGGTAGCCGCCGCGACGGCCTCCGCAGCGTTCCCGGCCTCGGTCGTTCCCGCTCGGATATTGGCGATATAGGCGTCGATGGTCGCCTTAGCCGCAGACGCGGCCTCGGTGTCCATGTTCATGTTGTCAACCGCCGCGTTCATACGCTCCTCGATACTGGCGAGAGAGTCGTTGAAGTCGGTCTCCAGCTGCGCCAGGCTGTCGGCGGTCGTGCCCTGTACGTCTTGAAGGCTCTGCCAGTTGGCGACCATTGCGGCGAGTTCTTCGTCAGTGGCACTCGCCATACCGGCGACCGCGTTCACGCTGTCCGAGCTGCCGTCTGCGAAGCTGGCGATCATATCGCTTAGGCCCTCAATATCGGCGCTGCGCTCGGTCAGTCCGGCAAGGTTGGAATTGTAGGCCTCCCAATAACTGATCTGGCTCTCCAGCGCGGAGTTGATCGAGCCGGCGCTGGTAGCCGTTACCTCGGCGGCCTCGTCCCATAGTGCGTACTGGCCTTGGACGCTCTCCAGGGCCGCGCCGTAGGCCTCTTGGTATTTCTCGGCGAGCTCGCTCAGGTCGTCCGACACGGCGGTGATCGCGTTGCTTACGGCGTCCTCGTAGCTGATCGAGGCGTCCGCCGCTTCCGCCGCGGCATCCGCGTAGTCCTGCATAGCCTGCTCGCATTTGCCCTGCATAGCGAGGTTGTCCGCCTGCGCCGCTTGCAGCTCTTCGAGCGCGGCCTGATAGGCGTCCAGGTCGTCGGTGCCGGCCCAGAACTGATCCCAGCCGCTCATGCCTGCCAGGCGCTCTTGCTCCAGGCGGACATTTTCCTCGGCTGCCGCGATCTGCTCTTCGATTTGGGCCTGCTCTTTCAGGAGAGAAACGTATGTGTCATAATTCTCCTGATACCGCTCCTGGTTGGCCTGCTCCGCGGCTGCTTTTTTGAGAGAGGCGACCATGGCGTCGGTGTTCTGCGTAACGTTCTCAATGCTAAGGCCCAGATCGGGGAAGCTCTGGCTGAGGTCGTCGACGATACTCTGCATTTGCATCTGCGTCGCCGCCGTCTGTTCCGAAGAGCTGGCGAGGTCGTTCAGCTTCTGGATCAGGGCCAGGGTCCCGACCTCTTCGGCGTCAATACTGGCCGTACTCTCCGCGTAGCTCTGCGCCAGCCCCTCATGCGAGGACGTCAGGGCGTCGCACTTCGCGGTGAACTCCTCGACCGTCATTTTCGAGGCCTCAAATTCGGCGTTGAGGTCGTCGATCTGATACCGCAGACGGGAAGCCTCTTCCGAGGTCGCACCGTAGGTCTCGACGGCTCGCTCATACTCGCCATTGAGGTCTTGCAGGGCGTCATACTGCCTTTTGGTGCTGGCCGTCCAAGTGTCGTACTCGGTTTCTTCCTCTTGGAACATGGCAATCAGCGCCGCGCCGGCGGCCACAATGCCAGTAATACCCAGGGCCACCCAACCGATCGGCCCAAGCGCTGCATTAAGAGCAACGCCGAAGGACGCAATCGCGGGGATCGCAACCTGCGTTACGAAGGTAAAGCCTGCGATACCGACCGCGACCGCTCCGACGCCAACCGCGACCGCCGTCAGGGCCTTCACCACAATAGGATGATCCTGCGCGAACCGTGTGGCAACGGTCAGGGCGCTCGTCCCAATACCGTAAAGCCGCTCAATAGCGGGGTTGAGATTTTGGCCGATCACGATTTGGAGGTTGGCCGCCGCGTTCTGCATTTCCTCCTTGGAATGGGCGGTGGCGTTCGTCATAGTCGCGTAAGCCGCCTCAGTCGCGCCGATGGAGTTTTGCATGGCGTCCAGAGTCGTATTAAACTGCGCGGCGCCCGCGTTATAGAGAGATAGCGCGCCAAGGCCTGCCTCGGCGCTGCTCCACAGCTCGTTGAACGCGCCGGCATCTCCGCCGACGGTCTCACCGAGAACGTCCAAGACGTCGCCCAGCGAATAGCCCTGCTGCATAAGTTGCGCGAAGGAGTAGCCGGTTTCCTCAATCAGGGTCTTGCTGACGGTAGAGCCGGAGTCGCCCAGTTCCCGGAGCATACCCTTGAGGTAGGTACCGGCCTCGGCGGTCGCAATGCCGCCTTTAGTCAGCTCAGCATAAGCGGCCGACAAATTGTCCATCTCTACGCCATAGGCCGACGCCAAGGGAATCACTTTGCCGACGGACGCCGCAAGCTCGTCAACAGTGGTTTTGCCGAGATTCTGCGTGGTGATAAGCATATCGGAAATACTGCCAACCTTATCGGCCTCCAGCCCGTATGCGTTGAGCGCGGTGGTCAGCACATCGACCGAAGTCGCGGAACTTGTAAAGCCGCCGGTGGCGAGCTTGGTAGCGGTCGCGGTAAACTGTACGGAGTTGGCCGTATCTACGCTTGCGGACAAAGCCGAATAAAGGGCCTCGGATAGGTCCCCTACGGCCTGCCCGGTATCCAGCGACATATCCATGACGCCATTTGCGAGAGTGTCCAGAGAGACCGCATTTGTGTCGGCGGTCGTGGAAACTTTCATGGTAGCCGTCTCAAAAGCGGCAGCCGCGTCGGAGGCCTCGAAAAAGGCGCCGGCGAGCTCCTGCACGCCCTTAATGATCCCAGCCGAAGCCAGAATATTCGAGACGGTTTGCAGTGCGTTAGAAGCGCGTTCACCGAACCGCTCGGAGTCATTGCCCGCGTCGTCGGCGTCGTCGCCGAAGTCGTCCAAGTCGTCTCCCGCCTCGTCGAGGTGATCCCTCAGGTCGTCCAGATGGTCGCCTGCGTCGTCTACCTCTCCGTTGAGTCGATCGATCCGGTTCGCAGCGTCGTCAGCTTCTTCGCCGAGCCGGTCAAGCTGATCCTGCGTGGACTCAATTCTGTCTGCTGCGTCACTGGCCGCCCGCCCTGCCCGCTCCGCGCCATCGGCGGCGCGGGAAAGGGCGTCGTCAGCCGCGCCGGCGCTGCGCTCCCATCGTTCCAGGGCGGTCGCGCCGGCCGCGCTCATGCGGTCCAGTACGTCAGAGAGTTGGTCTACTGCCTTGAATACTGCCGATAAAACGGCCATGCGCTATCGCCCCCTTCTCGTCAGTAGTCCGGCCCGCCTCATGGGGTGCTCCATTTCATACGCCTCAGAAGCGATATAGAAAAGCCGCCTCAAGTGCGGCATTTCCAGCCACTCCTCAAAGCGGAGGCCATGATTTTGCCAAAGAAGGTGGCCCCAGTATTCCAGAGACCCCGGGCGGGCAATCAGTTTTTTGCGTCGTTGATCTGCTCGTCGTCGTTCTCGTCGGCCTCGTCAACCGCGGTGCCCAGGCCCAGCGCGGCCAGAACGACGTTGCTGACGTGCGCGTACTCGTCGGCGGAAGGGAAAACGGCGTCCACCATGTCCACCATGTCGTAGCACTTGAAAAAGTCCTGGAGCTCCTTGTCCCGCATATCGGGGAAGACCAGGGCCTCGGCAATCAGGTGGCGGGCCGCGCGGGCGCTGTCCTTCTCCACCTTGAAAACGACCTCGCCGTTGGCGACCATGGGATTGCCCTTCTTGTCGGTAGCCATGCGCCGCGTGCGATAGGAGTCGTTGATCTCGCGAATACGCTTGTTGTGGAGGACCTTCACCTTCATGGTGATGGGCTTGCCGTCCTCGCCCTTGATGGTGCTGGGGCCGGGGACCTCGACGATCTTCTCCTCCTTAGCCTCGGGGCGCATGAAATAGCGCAGGTTCTTGTCAGCCATTTTTGCTTTCTCCTTTCAAACTTGAATAGACAAGCCCCAGGAACTCCACACCGCGTTTTGCGGTCAAGGAGTATAAACCCAGGGCCCCCCGCCTTAAAACGCGATACGGGAGGCCGTGGAGCTCCTGGGACTGCTTCTGGGACTTGCTTAGACGAAGTTCTTGCCGTTGAAGCTAATCACGTCGTCCAGGACCTCGCCCTCGCTGTCGAAGCTGCTGAGGTTGAAGTCGCCGGTCAGGACGCACCCGACCACGGTCACGACGTCGGAGCCGTACTGCGCGTAGAAGTCAGACTCTTTGTCGTTCATGATCCCCTGAATGGTCAGCTCAGGGGTCTTGCCGCTCTTCAGGTACTCCATGACCTTCTCCTTTAGGAACGGGGTGGACCGGCGCCGGGTGATCTCTCCGGTGATCTTGCCGCCCAGCCACCGGCTGGACGGAGTCCGCTCGCCCAGCTGCTTGCCGCTCCAGACGTCCGGCGTGAACTTGATGGTCGCCTTAACGGCGTCGGCCACAACCAGGCCGTCCAGCATGACCTTAGCCTCGCGGAGGCTAATAGGGCTGGTATTATACTCCATAGCCATGGGTTATTTCCTCCTCTCTCCCTTACCGGGTCCGAATAGTGAAGAACAGCTTCTCGGCGCTGTCCACGGCCTCCAGGCCAACGTCGAAGTAGCACTCGTCGCCGGTGCTGTCCTCACGGTTCACCTTGAAGTCGGCCTCCAGGTCCACGTTCTTGATCGCGCCCGCGTCCCAGAACAACTGGAGAATGGCTCGGCCGATACCGTCCATGCTGTCCCAGCCCACATCGTTGTTGTCGAACTTGTTGGGCGGGAAATTCAGCATACAACTCTCGGCGAAAGTGTCGTAGACGCGGATCACGCGGTTCTTGGAGTAGTCCTTGGTCTTCTTGGTGGTGAAGGACGTGAGGGAGTTGATGTCGTACTCGACGATCACGTCGTTCTCCTCCGAGAAGGAGAAGAAAAACTCGCCGTCCTTGATGGCCTCGACGGACTCGGAATGGCTCTTAGGGCCGATAAT